AACGGCGACGGGACGACGCGCTACCAAGTGGAGCAGATCGACTATTGCAACGACCCGCGAGATATGTGGTTTGCCGATGTGGCGTTTGCGCCGCGACAGGCTGTTTCTTAGGAGGCCTTAGACTCCCTGGGAACACTGCACCCCTGTAATGCAGTCTCTTGTCTCCCCAGGATTACTGGCCCGCCTGACGGAGAGTTTCCCTGCTGACATCGTTGGCATGGCCAACAAGTCTCCCGACCAGCGGGCCCAGATCATTGGGGAGCAGCGGGTGGTAGAGACCATCCGCCAGTGGGCCACCGAGCAAGACCCGTTGCTGGACATCTGATGTGCGGCGGTCGCAAGCCACCTACTCCCACCATCACCCAACCCGACTACGGCAAGTACAACCAGCTGGCTGACACTCAGCTCCGGTTGATGCAGATGCAGCAGTCGTCCAAGGTGATGGCGGCCCAGCAGGGGATCAACACTGCAACCCTGCAGCAACAGGCGGTGATGGGGCAGTTGCGCGATGCCCGCATGGAGCAGGCGCAGAACACTGCCGCAACTGCTGGTCGGTTGGCGGCATTGATCGGGGCGCCGGTCCCCGAGCGCAGCGCCAAGGCGCCCACCTTGGGCGACAACCGCACCGGCATGACCCGGCCAACGGGCAGCCGCGGGCTGCGGATTGATCGGCAGCAAACGTTATCCCTGGGGCAGTAGCCATGTGTGCAGCACGCGATCTCGCAAAGGCGATGGGCGCCAAGTCAAAGAAAAAGGCGGACCCCATGGCGCAGCAGCAGGAGGATGCCATGAAGAGCATCAACAAGCAAAACCGGGAACTGGTCGATCAACTGCGGGCCCAATCCGAAATGATCGCCAACGACACAGCGGCACGACAGCGCGAACTGGAGGCGGCCAGGGCCCCCGGTCAAACCCTCGTCAATGCCAACCCCTACACCGTGTCCCTGGGGCAGGGCACCGCTGGGGCAGGGCGGGAGCAGACCACGGCGGTTACTGCGCCCAAGAAGAAGCCGGGCCAGAGGCTCAGTCTGACCGCTGACATCAACCTTGCAGGCGTCGGCCTGAACCTGGGGATCTGATGGAACGCGGAGACAGCGGCGTCGATTCGATCTCTGAAATCCAGGGACTGAAGAAGGGGCGGGCGGAGGTCAGGTACAACCAGCTGCGCACCTATCGGGATACTTGGCTGGAGCGGGCACGCAGGGCGGCGCGGCTCACGATTCCATTCCTGATTCCTGACTCAGACGAGATCCTGACCGAGGCGGCCCAGGAGCAACAACTGCCGTACAACGGCATTGGGGCGCTGGGGGTCAACAACCTATGCAGCCGGCTACTACTGGCCCTGCTGCCGCTAAGTGGGTTGATCCGCTTGACGAAGGACGAGGTAGCGCAGGCGAGAGAGGACGCTATGGCCGTCGCAGAGGGCGCGACGGAAGAGGACCTTGCGGCCCAGAAGATCGAAATTGAGAAAACACTGGCTCTTCTGGATCGAGCTATTGAGCGCACCCTCTCCACCGGCAGCGATCGGGTCAAGCTGTTTGAAGGGCTGATGCACTTAATTGTCGGCGGCAACGCAATGTTGTATCGCTCGGCCACCGCGATGAAGTGCTTTCACCTCAACAAGTATGTGTTGTTGCGGGATCCGATGGGTCAGCCGGTGGAGGCCGTCGCTTGCGAAACCTATCTCTATGCCTCCCTGAACCCAAAGCTCAAGGCGGTTCTGGATGAGGCCGACAAGCTGCGCGGCGCTTGGCAGGACGACGCCGACACCACCCGCAGGGACAACCGGCGGATCAAGGTTTTCACCCACATCAAATGGCAGCCGGGGCCTGAGGGCTCCCCGGGCAGGGTGACATGGCGCCAGGAGGTTGGGGGCTACATCGTCCCCCAAACCGATGGGAGCGAGCCAGCCGACGCCAGCCCGTGGATGCCGCTGAGGCTGTACACGATCGACGGCGACAGTTACGGCCCCGGCTATGTCGAGTGGTGTGCCCTGGCCGACCTGTCCAACATTGACGGCATCAGCCAGGCGGTGCTCGAAGGCAGCGCGGCTGCAGCGCGCCAGATCGTTGGCCGCAAGCCATCGGCAATCACGAGCAAGGAGGCCTACGCCAAGGCGCCCAACCTATCGGTGATTGACGCGCAGCCTCAGGACTTCTTCCCGATTGAGACCAGCAGCGTCCGCGACTTGGAGGTGGCAGAGAGGAAAGAGACGCGACTGGAAGAGCGGCTATCCAGGATCTTTCTGCTGTTCAACGCCCGAGACTCGGAACGCACTACGCGAGAGGAGATCAAGGAGGACATCAACCAGATCGAGCAGATGCTGGGCTCCATCTACAGCATCCTGACCGTCGAGTTTCAGTACCCCCATGCCCGCAGGATCGTTTCGGTCATGCGCAAAACCAACGAGCTACCAGACCTGCCTGGCGTTGAGCCGCTGATCAATGTTGGCCTAGCTGCACTGGGCCGCCAGTCCGATGTTGAACGCCTTAACCAGTTCGCCATGCTTGGCCTACAGGCCATGCCGCAGGAGTTCAGCGCCTTGGTTGATGGCGCCTCATACCTAAGGGAGCTGGCGACCGGGGTAGGCGTGAATCCCCTGCTGGTCAAGTCCGACAAGCGGATCAAAGAGGAGCAGGCTGCCGCGATGGAGGCCCAGCAGCAGCAGCAGTTGATCCAGGCCGGCATGGGGGACCCCCAGAAGCTGGCCAATGCCGGCATGGCCGTGCAGCAAATGGCCGAGGGGCCCCCTCCTGACGGCCAGCCCCAACAACCCACTTCGCCCGAGATGCAGCCATGACCACTGAAGCCACGCCCCCCAAGACCCTTGACCAGATCAATGCGCCGGCTGAGCTGAAGGCCTTGGTCGATCCCGCCTCCCCCAGGCAGGCCAGCATCCTGGACAAGTTCCTAGATGAGCAGGGCATCCCCAACCGCGAGGAGGTCGAGGGCGAGGAGGCGTCCGCCGCACCCGAGGCCAAGCCGGCGAAGATGGCTGGCAAATTCAACAACGCCGCAGAGCTGGAGAAGGCGTACCTGGAGCTGGAGCGCAAGCAAAGCCAGCGCAGCGAGAAGACCGAGGCCCCGGCCGCCGCTGAGATCGAGGCGTACACCCCCGAGCGCGGCGCCGAGGTCTATGGCGAGGCCCTGGCCGCCAGGTTCCAAGAAGCCGAGGTCAACCCATTTGAAATGGCCGCCAAGTTCGAGGCCGGCGAGGACGTCTCCGCCTACGTGGATGCCCTGGCCGACAAGGGCGGGCTGCCCAGGGCATTGGTCGAAACCTATCTAGCCGGCGTCAAACCAGCCGAGGCAGCAGCACCGGCCGCCGGCAGCTTGAACGATCAGCCCGAGGTGGTGGCGGCCCTGCGCCAGTCGGTCGGCGGTGATGCCGCCTTCGACAGGCTGAGCCAATGGGCCCAGGCCAACCTGGCGCCAGAGGAGAAGAGCGCCTACCAGCAGGCACTGGATACCGGCAATCTGCTGGCGGTGCAGTTTGCGCTGCAGGCATTCCAGGCCCGCGCCGGCACTGCTCCCAAGGAGCCGGAATACCTGGGGGGCGGGACGCAGGCCAGCGAGCCAGCTGATGTCTACGAGACACAGGCGGACTGGAGAAAGGACCGCTATGCCACGGACAGCGATGGCAACGAGCTGTATCTGAAAGACGAAGCCTATCAGCGGCGCATTGAGGCCAGGTTCGCCAGAACGAAGAGAGCCAAGAAGTGGTAGTGTTTGGGTGGATTACTCCACCCTTGTAGCTATCTAGCCGGCTGCGGCCGACAACTTGATTAGCGGAAGGCGATGGGTTCCAAAAGAACTTCATTTCCGCAATCACAATGTCCGCAGACGCACTTGCGCTGTCCAGACTTGGGCAGCAAAGGGGCACCGGCTCGGTCGATGCCCTGTTTCTTGACCTTGGCAGCGATGAGCTGCTGAGAGCCTTCGACAAGAAAAAGATTCTCAGCTCCACAGTCAAGGAACAGACGATCAAGGGCGGTCGCTCGATGCGCTTCATCGTGACCGGCCGGCGCCAGGCTGACTATCACGTCCCCGGTACGCCGATGGATGGGACCGAGAACAGCCCGTCCGACATCAACAGCCGGATCCTGTATCTCGACGGCCTGATGAAGGCGACCGAGACCATCTACGAACTAGACGAGTTGAAGGAGTCCCCGGCCACCAGGGCGGAAATCATGCACCAGCTCGGCCAGGCGTTGGCCGATCAGCGCGAGATGCGGATCGCCCGCGTGTTGTTCGGTGCCGCAAGCACCACCACAGAGATCCTGGCCAAGTCGATCAACACCGGCCGCACTGGCGACAAAATCACCCTTTCCGCTGGCTTCGCTGCCGCCAGTAATGAAGCGAAGGGCGATGAGCTTTATGCCGCCATCAAGCAGATGGTGATTCTGAAGCAAAAAAAACACGTCCCCACCGACAACATGCAGGTGGTAGTGACCCCCGAGGTCAATGGCTGGCTACAGGACAGCAAACGAATCATCAATGCCGACTTCAACGGCGGCGGCGCTGGCAACGGCACCGTCCGAAACGTGTTTGCAGGCATGATTTATGGGGTGCCCGTTTACTGGAGCAATTTCATCACCCAGCCTGCATACACCCTGCAGGCCGGGGACAATAGCAACAGCGAGTACGCCCAGGACCTTTCCAAGTGCGTGGCCCTGATCTATCACCGGGAGGCCATGGGAGTTCTGAGCCTCAGGGCTCCCAGGCTCAGAACTACTGATCCCGACGGTGATTACAACAAGGTGTATGAGGCCACGCTGATCACCGCAACCATGGCCATGGGCATGGGCAAGCTCAATCCTGAGTGCGCAGGGGCCATCGTCACCCCCTAAGCTGCAGCCGGAGCACATGGGAGCAGGCCCCGCGTCAAACCGGGGCTTTTTCATGGCTGCCGCTAGGATTGCTCTACAACCTTGCAGCGGCAGCGATGGGGCAGGCGGCCCAGCAACTGAGCCCCAGCCGGACCACGCTTCTGGAAGCGGTCAATATCTGCTTGGCGACGATCGGCGAGGCGCCGGTCAATTCACTGGAGACGCAGCAGGTAGGCGAGGCGGCGGACGCCGAGCGTGCCCTGCTCGAATTTCACAAGGAAGGCCAAGCCCAGGGGTGGAGCTGGAACCGGGAGACCGAGGTGCCCTTCCACCGGGACCCGGATACCGGGGAGCTGACAGTCCCGGCCAACATCGTGCAGTGGGCGCCCAACCGGGTCGAATGGAACGGGCGTTTCCAGTTGCGCGGGGCCCGTGTTTATGACCTGCAAGCCAGGTCTTATGCGATCGGTGAGGCGACGATCTACGCCAACGTCGTCACCCTGCTGTCGTGGGACGAATCCCCCGAGGTCTACAACCGCTGGGCCACCATCCGTGCGGCGCGGGTGTTCGGCAACAGGGCGGTGGGGAACACCACCACCTACCAGCTCACCCAAGCCGATGAAGACAAGGCATGGGCCAACCTGCTGCGGATCGACACTGCGCAGTCGCAACCCAATGCCCTGACCGGCGGCGATTCATGGGCCACATTTCGCCCGCGCCTGGGGGTGGGGGGGCGCCGCGGCAGCGGGCTGGGGGATGGGATCGTTGGCTTCGGGGGGAGCAGGGGTGCGTCGCCGGGAGGCACGGGAGGGACAAGCGGGGCCGGGGAGGCTGGGCCACCAGGGCCACCAGGGCCGCCGGGGCCTCAGGGGCCGCCAGGCGCCACTGGTGCCACGGGAGCGACAGGACCCCAGGGCGCGCCGGGCCCAGCTGGGTCTCAAGGGCCAGCGGGCGCAACGGGGGCCACGGGCGCGACGGGGGCTGCATCGACGGTTCCGGGTCCAGCCGGGCCTGCCGGACCCGCTGGGCCTCAAGGGCCGGCGGGCGCTGCATCAACGGTCCCCGGCCCAACCGGGCCTGCTGGCTCAACTGGGCCCGCTGGGCCTCAAGGGCCAGCGGGCGCAGCGGGCGCAACGGGCAGTAGCGCCTACCAGACAGCCGTAGCTAGCGGGTTTTCAGGAACCGAGGCGCAGTGGCTGGCATCTCTTGTTGGTTCGCAAGGGCCCCAGGGCGCG